GGAAAAAGTCAAAGCCAAGGTAAAAATTACCAAGGCATTGACATAACGATAGTTTCGTTGATCGAGTAAATTTCAAAACATCTCAATCGCTATACATTGATGTACTATTAAATATATACACCAAAATAAATATTGATATTCCTAATTAAGTAAAGGAATAGTGAAGAAACCTCCTAACTGAAAATCATCAGCGGCGGCTCTTCGTGGAAACATGGTAGTGTTTCCGGCGGAATTTTTCATCACAACAACAGCTGGCCCTCTAAAAGCATTATTTGTAACAAGTCCGTTGGCTGCAACAAGGTTGTCGGAAACGGGCGTGGAAGGGTTGATAGAATATTGTGGTAATAAAACGTTGGGAACGGGATCAGTCTCCTTAAATACAACAGAAGGACTGACGTTTGCTGTACTTTGAAAAGTTCCAGCGTTGTACGCAAAAGATGAAGAGGTACCTACAATAGGTGTCTCTACATATTCAGCAGTGACTTGCATTAAGTCTAAAATGTTAGATGCTACATGGGGTAATGCCAAAGCAGTTCCCCCCCTAACTAGAGAATAGCATAGAGATATCATTCCGTAGTAATCTCTATCCGTATTCACTTGAACACCATCAGCATCAATATATGATAAAGCTGTAGGAGTAATATAATATCCAAGTATATTAGTCATTGTTAAACGTGGACCGAAAGATTTAAAAGAGTTTAATAAACATTTAACTGATTCAAACGTTTCTCCAATACACATTGCATTGCTATTATAACTTTTAAGTGCCATTTGACTATCACCAACTGCTTGTGTAATAACCTCATCACCTAAAGACATATCTGCTTGTGCAACTGCTGGACGTTTCGATAAATTGGAGGGTACTGCCATTTGGAAATCAGGCGCGCCTCTAACTTCGACATTGATATCTATAAAAGTACCAACATCTCCAGGTGCTATCAAGCGATCAATAACAAGAACATTGAGATTACCCATAGTTAAATCAACGCTGAGCCAATGTTGTATTGCAGTATATGGAACATGAATAATTATCTCATTACAATCTGAAATATCAACAATTGTTTTCAAAGCATATTCTATATTTGCTAAAGTCGGAGAAGGACTAGCATAACCAACTGAAGGCGTGAAGACAAACGCTAAACGACCAGCGTGGAAAGCTGTTTTAGATAAAATAAATTTAAATTCTAAACCACCTGTCCACTTCAATCCTGATAAGGATA